TAAAGAAGCATCTCCTGTTTGTTTTAATAATTCTTGAGTTTTTAAACTATTAGCTAATTCATCAGCACTCATTCCTATAGCTTCAGCATATGCTCTTTGTTGAAGAACGTTTAATTTATTGAATTCTTCTAAACCACCAATGTTAGCCATTAATTCTTCAGCAGCTTTAGCACTATCACCCATTAAGGCATAGTATCTTGCTTGTTCTAAATTAATAGCTTTACCAGTTAATAATTCAGCTTCTAATTCTTTAGCTAAACTATCACTAAAATTCAATAACTTATTACTAGAAGTAGCAGCTTGTTCTAGGTTCATTCCTAACTGTTGTACTTTAACTACAGCTTGTGCTATTAATTCTGGATTGTTTTTATATTGCGATGCTAATTGTCCACTTACTTTAGCTACATCTGCTAATACTTTTCTGTTGTCTAAGTAAATTCCTGTTTGTTTTCCTAATCCTATTACTTGATTATTAACACTGTCTACTATTTCTTTATTTGTTTTTCCTGATACTAAAGACAACTGTTGTACTCTAACAGCATCTTCTACTTCAAGACCCATTATTTTAGTTAAGAAATTTTGGTCTCTTAAACGTTCACTACTGTACATAGCAGCAGTTCCTAATGATTTATTTAAGGCAGCTTGAGCTTCTAATGCATTTTTTCTTGTTTGAACATCTTGAGTTCCATATGATGCTAACGTACCTGCTTTAGCTGACTGGTCTGCTACATTTCCTGCTATTTGTTTAGTTACTTCTCTAGTAGTTCCTAATTGTTTAGCATTGTCTACAAATATTTTATTTAAATCAAATGCTCCTATAATTACAGCTCCTAAAGAAATTTTTTGTAAACCTAAAGCACTTCCAATTTCTGTAGATATTTTAGAAATTTGACTATATAAAAAACTGCTTTGTTTAAGATTTTCTAACTTTTTTTCCATTAAAGAAACTTCATATATTCGTTTTGCTAATAAAAGTTCTTCAGCATTTAAAGTTTGAATAGTTAAATAATAAGCATCTTCATGATTTTTTTGATAGGTTTCTGCTTGTTCTGTTAAATTTTTATCTACTATATATTGTCGTAACTTTATTGCTAATTCTTCTCCTACTAATTGTTCTAGTTTCTTTTGGTCTCCTAAAATTTCGCGATATTTTTCTAATTGAGTTGAAAGTGCATCTACTCTACTTTGTTGATTTAATACATCTTGTTTTGAAATACCATTTTGATTACTTTCGTAATCTCTAACTAAATCATTTAATTTTTGTGTTTCTTCGCCTAATTTTTTTCTTTTTTCAACACCTAAATCAACAGTTTGGATAAGTCTCTCAAATTCTTGAATTTGGGAAGTTGTCCCAAAACCACTAAAAGCACCAGATTGAAGAGCTTGATTAAAAGAATTAATTTTATCTGTTAATTCATCTAATTTAGTTTTATTTTTCTCAAATTCTACAACAGTTTTACCAGCATACTCCAAATTTTCTTTCATGTTGCTACCCAAATTTCGGGCAGCTTCAGCAGCTTTAGATAAAGCCTCTCTAAGCTCATTAGACTTAGAGACTGTTTCAGCTATACTTTGTTGAGTTGCTGGATCTAATGGATTAACTGGTGGTGTGGCCATATTAATAAATATTTAATTTATGATTTTTTTACTTTACTTACAAAGTCAGGTACGTTAGTTTGTTTAGCATATGCTTTAGCGTCCATTGTTTTGGACCCTTTCATCGATTTTTCCTCATGTTCTCGTTTTTTCTCTAAAAAGTCAATAATTTTACGAATGTGATATCTTCTAGTCATTATAGGCATATTCCATACGTCTCCATATGAAAATCCACCGTTTCCAAAATAAACCAAATCATGGACTTCATCCATGAATACTGATCTATATTCTGGCGTCAGGGTAAAGAAAGTTGATATTCATTGGAATTGAAACGCCCTCCACAACGTCTCCTTTTGAATCTTCATAACTAAAAGTCATTTCAAGATCCGGTGTAATTTCATTAATGTATTTACGGAGAGCGCGTGAGTCTTGTAACATCATGTTGTCCACGAAATAACGAATAGTTTCATCACGAGAATCGCCATTTATCGCGATAATTGTGTGTTTTAAACGGGTGGTTATATCAAAACTATCATTAGGATAAGCTTTTTTTAGTCCCTTGATTTCGTCATTAATTCCTTTTTCGTCTTTAGAATTTAACAATTTAAAAGTAACTGTTACTTTACTTTGGGGAAGAATAAAAGTAAATTCATTTTTTCCTTTAGTGAATAATTTTTCATCAAACTGTTTGTTTTGTAATTTACTTAAGTCAACAGTTGTTTTAACTCGTTTTCCGTATTTGTCTGTAAGTTCTATGTCATAATTAGCTCCATAACCTAAAATACGAGCAGCAAACAAAATAGCATTTTTATCACCTGCTATTAATTCATCATAATCAATTTTACTTACAATCATACTTTGTAAGAGTTTATCAATTACAATTCCTTTTTCAATAAAGTTTGTGTTAGTTAAAATGTCTTCTTCTTTAGCAGACATGTACTTTAGTTCAATTGTTCCTGAACTTAATGGGCTGGACTCTGGGTAGATTAAACCTTTACTAGGTAGATCTATAACTTCTGTTGGAAATTTAAATTCGCTCATAATAACTTATTTATAATAAATATATACAAATAAAAAAAGTCTGGCAAAAACCAGACTTTCTTTGTATCTTTTGAGTATATATTTTAGTAATTCAGGATACAATAATCCATAGCGACGGTCAATGAAATGTCTTTCAACGATTCACCTTGACTCCAATCACCATCACCGAAAGCAGCTTGTTTAATAAACGCACCTTTAATGATCCATTCACCTACAACATCACCTACAGGACCTAATTCACTCAATGTGATGTCTTTCTTGTAGAAATCTGAGTAACCATCACGGCCTGTTACTGATTCATGTGACAAACGAATCCATTCCATTACTACCTGTTCACCTGAAGGTGTTACAGGATCGTAAAGATTCATTGTCATGTCTTGCCACTCAGCTTTTCCCTTAATTTTACGGTATACGTTAATATGATCAACTTTAATTGAATTTAAGTTAATATCAGGGAATTTTACTTTATGAACTAAGTATGAAGGAACACCTTGAATAGTCATTAAAAAGCGGTTTTGAACTTTTGGTTCAAAAGCTGTAAACATTATTTCGTTAGGGTTTAATACTGGCATTGTCTTATGTTTTTATCTTGTTATAAATATGTTAAGCTCCAAAAGTTACACCAGTTGGGGTAATGTTAAAGGTAATGTAGATAAATTCAACTGTTTTAGCAGGTTGAATGTAAATAGCTCCTACCAATTGGTTTCTGTCAATTACGTCAGGAGTGTTGTTACTGTCATCCATTACTACCTTATATGCATAAAGACCTTGTCTTTGTTGCACTGATTCCATATACGGGTTAACTTGTGAAACGAAGTTATTTCTTGTAGTTAAAGTATTTTGTTCGAATAATAAGCTTTCAGCAACTACTCTAACAAATCTCTTTAAGTTAATCAACAAACGACGAACGTTAATACGATCAAGAGCTGAAGCTTTAGTCTGTAATGTTTTCTGACCATAAGCTACTAAACCAACACCAGGGAAACTAGCAATTGGGTTAACTTTGTTTTGATATAAAGTATCGCGATCGTTTGTGCCTAATTTTCTTTCAGCTTGTAAAGCACCAGCAACACCACCTCTGTTTAAACCAGCAGGAGCGAACCATTCAGCACTTACTCGGTCGTTAAATGCATAAACACCAGGCATTACTGTTGAAGCTGGAACCCATACTAACTTACCTGTAGCTGCACTTAATACTTGAACCCAAGGCCAGTAAGCAGCTGCATAGTTAGTATTTAATTGGTTAGCTAAAATACCAGGAGTATTAATCGTAGCTCCATATCCTACTAAATCAGTAATATAGAAACAATCACCTCTTTCTTCAGCCATAGTAATATATTGAGATACTACGGTTGATTGATATTGTTGTGTAATACCAGGAGCTGAAATTAATTGGAAGTTGTATTCATCTGGATTAGCTAAAATATCATCAACTATAGTATAGTCAGATGCTACTAATCCTTGAGTAACTGTGCTAATGTTTTGATATAAGTTAGTTACATAATTTAAGTCATCTCCTATAGCTCCACCAAAACTACCTGATCCAGCTGTTGGAATTGAATTGTAGTATTGAGTTTTTGCAACACCATTATTGTTGAAATAGTTATAAGTTGGTGTTAATACTTCTTTTACTCGTACATAACGAGAAGCATTAGCATATGAACCACTATTTTGAATGTAGTATTGACCTGTTGAACTATCATAAGCTACATTTTGTTTATAGTTACCTACTACTGCCTCAATATAATTAGCTTGATTAGGATCTAAACTTACGTTAGTGAAACTTTCTAATACATTAGGATTTGTTGTTGTATCATTACCTTGACGAATTAACAATGTAAATGTACCACTAGCTGTATCAGGACTAACAATCTGCCATCTTACGTTATCTATACTACCACTTATTAATGAACCATTTGATTGAAGTCCTTGATTATTATTCATAATAACTCCTTCAGTAATAGTTTCTAAAGTAAATGCATATCCTGGATTTCCATTAGCTCCATTGGCTGTGGTTCCTAATAAACCAGTACCACTTGATACGTATCCAATAAGAGCATAATTAGCATCATAGTAAGGAACAGGATCATCTAATGTAATATAAGCTCCGTTATAAGCTATTCCTTGAAGCGAAGCAGTTAATGCAATAGTGTTATTACCAGAATTATAGTTAACTGTAAATAAACCAGCACCGCTCGAACCTAAAACAGTATTCATTTTAGTTTGAAGATTTTGATTTAGTATTACTCTACTGTCTGATCCACTATTCCAAGCATAGAAATATACCAATCCATCAGCATCATCTACAGGAATTTGTCCACTTCCTGAAGTGTTTACAGCTATAAATTTATATAAAGAATTTCCAAATACAAAGTTTGTTGTAAAGTTTGGAGTTACTTCACTTGAAAGAACAGCTGTTAAGTCTTGATAAAGATTTAATGTAAAGCTACAACTAGCGTAAGCTCCATTTACTGCTGATACTTGGTTATTAATACTTGAGGTAGCTGCAGTATATGAACCAGAGGTAACTCTAGTTACTAAAATACTTTCACCACCTTGTTGGAAGTAATTGTAAGCAGATATAGAAGTTAAAAATTCATAGTTAGCCGATGAGCTTTCAAACACATCACCAAATCTACTTTGGAAATCACTGTAAGTTGTTACAAGCGTTGGAATATTAACGCGACCTTTAACAGTAGGGCCTATTAAAGCTAATCCTGCTGTAATAGGGCCTGAAGTTATTTGAGAGGTGTCGTTTTCTCTCAATGATACACCCGGAGATAATAGTACTTCTGCCATTTTGTTAGATTGTTTCTAGTAATAAATATGAAAAAGAATCTATAAAATGCTATTAAATTTAAATGTTTGGTAGAGAATTAAATACAGTTAAAGGAGATATAGATTTTTCACAAATGTGTTGCTTATCTGTTCCTTTCCAAATAGGACACCAATCCCAATCTCCAGGATCAAAAGTAAAATTAGTATTTCCCCAACATGAATTACAAGCATGTTCATTTTGAATTCTTATATTATTAGATTGAAATTCATGATCTTTTGAAGAAAAACCACTTATCATTACTGTTTGTTTTCCTAAAGCCCAATTTATCCAAGATAAGCCTGAACTTAATCCTATTAAAAATTTAGCATTATATAAAATATCCATAGATTCATATAATGTTTTTCCAGAAATATTTAAATTACCTTTTATATTATATGATTTACTAGTAAGTGTGACTACAGTGTAACCTAATTCACGTAACATTTTAGATAATGCTACCCAACTATCATATGGCCATTCTTTACAACCTGTTGTTGATTCGGGAGCTATAACTATATAATCTGTTTTTGTTGATTTAGGTTTTAAGGTAAAATTTATACCATGGTTTAATTCTTTAAATTCTAAACCTAAAATATCAGATGCTGTTTTTTGTAAAGGTTGTGTTTGAGGATAATTAGGATACATATCAAGTTTATCCCATTTTCCTGATTCTCCCCTAAACCATCCTATTTTATATATAGCATAACATTCTGTTAATTGTCCAGGTTCAATAAATTCAATGTCTTTATAGGCATCTAATCCTTTAAACCATTCATTATGGAACGTGCTTAAAATTACTTTACAATTGTGTTTTTTAGCAAATTCTACAGCATAAGGAGTCCAAGCAATAGTATCACCAATAGATTTTGATTCTAAACCAATTAATACACGTCTATTAGTAAGGTCAAATTCATCAATAATAACTCCATTAACTTTAATTTTCCATTTAGTATAATACTTTCTAGAACACGAAGTCCACATATTATTACTAATATTATCACTATGAATTAATTTTCCATTTTCATCTAAAAATTCAACAAAATATTCTTCATCTTTATCCCCAACAATTTCAACTTTAGGTCCTTCTAAATAACTTACTTTAATTTCATTTTGGGGGATTTGATTTTTATATTCTTCAGAATTCATTTTATCATAAAATTCCATTATAGTTTTATATCCAATTTCACCTATTTTTTCCCAATTAAAATTATTACGAATTTCTTCAGATTCTTTTAAAGCAAGTTGTTTATATTTTGAATAATGATTAACAACTTCCCGCATTTTTTTACCTAAATCTTTAAAATCAGGTTCATAATAGTTTCCATCATATCCATTAAAATGATTATATGACGAATCATTTGCTGATTTTTCACCAATAATATTTACAGGAATACCTTTACCTTCAGCAAATTCTAATTGGCCTGAACAGTTTGAATAAATTGAGGGTGTTCCACAAGCCATTGCTTCGATTAAAGGTAAATTCCACCCTTCTGATCTAGCACAAGATAAAAATACATTACTAGATCTTAATAATTTAATATAATCCTCTCTATTAGGAAAGTGAACTATTTTAATTCGTTCATCTTCTAACCCATAATGTTTTAATCTATTTTCTGTTGTTTCTAAATTATCTCCTGAAAATGGATTATCAATAGAAATTATTAAATCAACAGGTTCGTATTTATTAAATGTTTTAAGGAATGTTTCAATAATTTCTTTAGTTGATTTCCTATAATCCCATCTACCTGCTAAAAAGAATTTAAAACGTCCATCAGATGTTAATTCATGGG